CCATAATTTTTCCTCTTGTGTCATCCAGGTGCGAGTTATGCTCGCACCTGGGTTTTCTGTTAGGAGGCACGTTATGGCTTTACTCTGGATTGACGGCTTCGATAAATATGGGACATCAATAGGTGCAGCCCCATCTCCTGCTGGCATTGTTGGCAAAAAATATACTCATATTGCACAAGAAAGCCACATGGATGTGCAAACTGGACGTTTTTCTAATAGCTATGGTTTGAAACTTAATGGTTATTATAATGCTACACGTTTAGGCATGGATAATTTGACAACTGATCGGACTGTTACTCTTGGATTTGCTATGAAAGCCGCTCAATTTGATGAAACAGATTGTCGTTTTGCTGCATTAACATATGGCGGATTGTATGGTATATCTTTATATTGGGGGTCTTCGACAGCATACTTTGCAGTATATCGTGGTAGCACGCAAATTGGAAGTCAGTTTCTACATACAATGTCTGCGGGTACATGGCATTATGTCGAATTAAAGTGTTATTGTGATAATACTGCTGGTACTGTTGAAGTGCGCGTTGATGGGACAACTCTTTTTACATTCAATGGCGACACTCAAGATGGTACGACAAATTATCACGATGGTTTTCGATTTATGAGTTATAATAGTGCGGACGCAAATACGTTTATTATTGATGATTTGTATTTTTTAGATTCTACTGGATCAAATAATAATAATTTCCTTGGCCCATGCCGCGTTTGGACAAGCAGCCCCAATGCAAATGGTGATACTCAAGATTGGGATGTAGTACCTGCAAATTCAGCTCACTATTCCGTTGTTGACGAAGCAGTCTGCGACAATGATTCCGAGTATGTTGAGAGCAATGTTAATGGTGAATATGACTTGTGGGGAGTTGCCGATTGTCCGTCTGAAATCAGCACCATTAGGGGGGTGCAAATTTCAACTGATGCGCGTGTGACAGACACAACTCCATTTAATTTATACCAAGTTTGCAAATCAAACGCCACGCTCTATGATGGTTCTGCAATCTCTATTGGGTCAACAAACTTTGTAACTAAGACACGGATGCTTGAGGTTGATCCTGCAACCAGTTCACTATGGACCCCGACTAATTTTGCTAGTGCTCAATTTGGAGTAAAGGTCGGAACATAATGGCTCTCCGTGTCACTCGCCAATATGGTGAAGTCTTGGCAAAAGGCGGTGGCAATTTACGTGTCACCCGCCAATATGCTGAACTCTTGGCAAAAGGGGGTGGCAATTTACGTGTCACCCGCCAATATGCTGAACTCTTGGCAAAAGGGGGTGGCAATTTACGTGTCACCCGCCAATATGCTGAAGTCTTGGCACCTATTAGCGCTATATATGAGGAGAATGTAAATGAATCGCTCACGTTCAATGATGTAGTTGGTGGAGTATCATATGATGAATTAGTAAATGATACACTTACATTTGATGAATGGGTTAGTGGGCCCTTTTTTGTAAGTGTTAGTGACTCTCTTAGTTTTACGGAGACTTTAATCCGTGTGCATACTGCCGAGGCATCGGATAGCCTTGCATTTGGTGAAAATGTTTTGACATTTCTTATTGTTGGCGATTTTATTCCTATTGCAGAGTCGCTGACTATCACCGATGCAGTGTATGTTGAAACTGGTAACTGGCGGTATACCAGCACAACATTGAGCATAAGTGATTCTGCTGATTGGCGTGGTCCTCGTTATGCGTCGGCATCCTCGGCTTTTTCAATTTATGACCATGTTCCAACTCCATTTTATTTGGATTTGGAAAATGAACTTGATTTTGATGATTTTGCTGGCAGAGGGATTTGTATTGTTACAACTAGTGAACTTAATTTTTATGATGAGCTATCCAGATTATGTTATTATACTACAACAACTTTTCAGATCGACCAATATGTAAACGCAGCCAAATCAGGTGGCGCAATTGTTACTACAATAGAGGTCGATGGCGCGATTCAGTTACTTGCAGATTATGTTCGCTCTCTAACGACTGATACTGGGCTTGGTCATTCATTAACATATTTCATTGCTTCACCATGTAGCGACAAAGAGTATGGGTTATTCATTGGCGAGTCTACACTTAGTACCTCACCAGGATTACCCGGGGAGGCATTACCGCTGGCCCAAGGTTTACCAGTTGGCACAAGATTTATGCTTGCCTATCCTGGTCGAGGTGGGGCTACTGATACCGTTACATTGAGGGCACCAAATTTTGGTAATTTGGATAGATTCTCAATGGATCGTATCAATCGTGAAACTCGTGGTGGTAATATAATAATCTATGCTGATCCAAACTGGCCTAAAGTTCAAGTTGTTAGTGTCTCTTTGTCTGGTTTGACTAAAACTGAGGTAAATGATTTACAACGCTTCCTATCCGAACATCTTGGTGAAGAAGTTCATGTGACTGATTGGGAGGGGCGCGAGTGGCTGGCAGTAATTACAACACCAAACGATCCAGCAACAAACGATGGTCAGGATAATTGGAGCATGGGTTTTGAGTTTGAAGGCACCTTATTCGATGGTTATCAGCCAGGTGAGGCTGCAACGATTCAGGATACAGTCTTATTTATGCTTCACAGACAACGAGAGGCTTCGGAATCACTTGAAATTATCCATAGTGTAACTTACTTGCATATCCCAGCATAATTATGTTTCGAATTGAAGCACCATACCCGGCTCCGTCTACAACGGCTATTTTACCCAGCCCACAGTGGGGTGACTCGCGTGAGCTTGTGTCTGCTATTAGCACAATGCACACGATGAATGGCACTCTATACACATATATCAAACGGAAGAAAGCCCGAAAGAAATTGGTATGGGATTTTGAGATTGCACGTAACAAAGCCTTGGAGCTTCGTGCGTTTTTCAATATTTATTATCGAACTAAAGTGCGTATTATTGACCATGACAATGTGACATGGATTGGTTACTTGATAAATAATCCTTTTGAGTTCACTGGTAAAGCCAGAGCACTTGGTTTTCCTGGTAATGAAACAATGAATGTGACAATTGAATTTGAAGAGGCCGACTAATGCGTACAATATCATCAGCCGCACAGGCACACATGCAGAAACAACATGGCTGTGAACCAATGTTTATTGTTGGTGTGCGGTGGTCTGCTGCCAGTCAAGAAATCTTGTATGCTGATCAAGAAGTGCCTGAAAGTGAAGGGTTACAAGTTCGTCCACAAGTTGTTGAGATTAGTGAATTTGATGCTGCATTAAAGATTAGCGGATCAAGTGACTCTCAATCAATTAGCATTGTGCTGGATGATGTTGATGGGGCTTTGAAGTTAATTTTGGATACTGTAGATATTCATAATGCGACATGTAATATCTATCAGCATTTCAAAGGGCTGTCACTAGCTCATAAGTTTCTTTTATTTCAAGGCAAGATTGTTACACCAGTGGAATGGGATGAAGGTGCTAGAACATTACGCTTTGATGTAATGACTCAATTAGATGAGATTGAAGTCGGTTTTTCAATGGAAGAAGGACACTTTCCGCATATACCAGAAGATGCATTAGGTAAAGTGTGGCCTCTTGTTTTTGGTTCAGTTTGTAATATGCAAGCAGTTCAGGTTCGTTCTCCTAGGCGTGGGACGCTATTACAAGGCGAGGGGATTGTTGATTTCACTTTACCGCACAGGATTTGTCAAGCGCAATACATTCAGTGCCCCAGTGTGCCTGCTGGGGAAAAACAAACACTTACGCCTAATGGAAATGGTGGATATACTTATGTAACCGCACAATCTTATGCACCTGATCGAACATGTGTTGAGAGTCGGTTTAATACTTTCTGTGAATTGACAGACTTACTTGCACAGCAACAAGCATATGAGCATACATATCTTTTGGTTCGTGGTGGTGAGAATTTTCCACAAGGCGAAACTATTGTATTGAATGTAAATAATGCGAAATTTTGGGGTTATTTTACAAATGAAACATTTCATATTACAAGTCGTATGCATCCTGAATATGAAGAGATATGGCCTACAATAGTTGCTCATCCATGTAAAGCTATTGATGATTTTGCATATGGACCAGCACGATGGCATTATCATAGTGGATGGACTTTGAATAGTGCTGGTACAACGTGGTATGTTGATCCAGCTACATTTCCATATGAAGATTGTAATGATGAGGGCCTAGTAAGTCAAACCAGTGATGGTGGTGCATCGGCATCACAAAAATATTTTGATGAGATGCCAACTTCCAGTTTCGTTTGGCTACCAGCAGGCACCGAAGTCTTTTTGGAAGATGAGGCTGAGATTCTGTATATTGTTAGCTTGATTCCAGGGACCGTGAATAATGTAGCAGCATACAAAACACAACCATCGGGACGCGCGTTATTGACTACGGTGCCTACTGATTACTATACTATTTATGAGACTGATTATGCTGGTTATCAAGTAGTTGAGATCGGTCTTAAGAAACCTTTGAGCCTGTATGATGCTAATTGGCACGATGATCTGTATGTGTCATTTACATCAGATGTTGGGCCTAATCCTGTGGATATAATCATTTGGTTGCTGAATAAATATACTAATTTGTCATATGATACAACAACCTTTAATGCTGTTCGCACAAGCCTTACAAACTACCCAGCGAATTTTTGGGTGAAAGAACGGTTGAATGTTTGGCAGTTGATCCAGGATATTGCTTATCAAGCTCGTTGTGCTGTGTATGTGCGAGCAGATAAAGTGTATATTGTTTATTTGCCTTCTGAACCAACTTCTATTCGTACTTTAACTGAGAATGATATTATTGCAAAATCATTAAAAGTTGTGTTGACGCCTACTGAGGAAATTGCAACAAAACATGTCATCACTTGGCAGGCAGGCGAAGCAGGTATTGAAGACACTGACCCCATTCAGCACAAGATTGTATTAAAGCATAACATTCAAAAGTATGGTATTCATTCAAAAGAAGTGACCTACTACACGCAAAATACATATGATACTATTTTAAAGTCGGCTACCTTTTGGATGATTCGAGACTCTAATGTTTGGAAAAAAGTAGAGTTTGAAACACCACTTTTACATCTTGATTTAGATTTATTCGACTGTGTAACAATTGATTTATCTGTATTTGGTGGCCCGATTAAGGGTATAATTACCAATGCACAGTATCGAAGTAGCTCGAACACAATACACTTTGAATGTATGACTCCAATTAAATCAGGCGAAACAGCCGCGTATCCTTTCTTTTGGCCAGCGGCTGTTAATCCGCGATTGATGTTTCCATTGGAGACTGAGGAACAGTATTCAGGTGCAGGCTATGATTTTGAAGTGTCACCACCAGCTAACCATATCTTAGCAGGTGGTGATGTAACTGACATTGCTGATAGAATTGTGATTATGACCAGCGGTGATCCATTTCCATCTGATCTAGATGATACGTACCCTTCAATATTGTGTCTTGATTCGAGTGCCCAGGAAATTAAAGAACCTGATCCTGTATTTGAAGCATTTAGGCGGGCAGCTAACAATAGTTATCAAGCTGCTGATGCTCTTACAAATTCAGGCGTAGGAAATGGTGGGACATCACAGAATAAAAAGAAACGGCGCACGGCGTGCGGTAGTCCAGTATATGGTGCTGGCTGTATCTATGAAGTAAACGTTATATATGTAACTCCTGATCTTGTAGCAAACCCCTGTCATTATATTGGTTGTCGTCATGGTACCGGGAACCCATGTACTGGTACAGTGGTTGGTATGTGTCATTCATTTAGAGCATTATTTGCTGCATCAATGTTTTATTACCAGAAACGAGCAGAAATTGATGCTTTGAAATCTGGCTGTGGTCATTATCAAACCGGAGTAACTGCTCCATACTCTCTTGGTTTTGTCCCTATATGGATTGTGGATGATCCATCTGATTCCCAAAGGTGCGAAAGTCTTCCAGATTTTCCGGGTGATCCCAATGCTCCGGGTGCAAATGAAGGTGAAACTTTTGAACCACATACTTTTTAAGGTTAAACATGAAAGAACATTTGTGTGAATATCAAGACTCTCTTTTAGTTACTGGCGCTGAATCATATGTTTTGTCAAGATGTGTCAATTCACAATGCCCGATGAAGTATAGCCCCATTAATAAAGCTATTTGTATGGAGTGTTCATTCCGGGTGCCTCCAACACAGGCGGCTCAAGATGATCGTCAAAGTAGATTACCAGCGGTTCCAAATCTTGATTTAGTCAAAAAACGTGATGATGGAGAAGTTTTGGAGCTTATGACAAAGTATTGTTATCGGTGTAAATTTTATAATCGACAATTGCATATTTGTACAGCATGTGATTGTCTTGCATTTGAATCAATTAATGATAAAGCTGTGGATGCAACATTTCATTGCCCGTTAAAGGTATGGTAATATGCAACTTCCTTGTGAAAAACGACGACGTATACTTCGACGCAATCATGATGGCACTGAGCGAGAATTATTTAGATGTGCACATGGTATGGCGGATACTTATGGTAAGGAAGTGTCTGATGATATTTGTCAAGCATGTGTTCTTAGGATTGCAGGCTTAACTAAGTTACAATCATTATGCAACCAAGCCGCCCCATCTGCTCCAAGCTATGAGCAGCCAGTATTTGGACCTAATTTGGAAATCATTTACAAGAAACAGGTAGGGGTTGATCCTCCTCCTTGTCCAGAAGGGTATCATCCTAGTCCAACAAATAATTGGGAGTTTATTTCTGACTGGATTGCATGTCCAAAACGGATATTCAATAACATACTTGATAAGTCAGGAGCTATTATAGTACAGGCGACATGCAGTTTGACAAATCAGCCTGTAAGTTGCTCAGATTGCTCTATGTGTAGTGCTTCATTACCACCAGACTACCCAGGTTTCCAGACACAATTAAACAATTACTGGGAGGCTATTAAGCGGTGGGTGTCGGCAGGCAGGCCAGAACGGTCTGCGGAAGAAGTCAAATTGATTCATGAAAAGCATTGCGTGAAATGTAGCTGGTATGATGCCGAGGCACAACGCTGCCGTGGCTGTGGGTGTAAAGTGCGGGCTGAAGGGATTGCAATTTTTAACAAAATCAAAATGGCTACGGAGCATTGCCCGCAACATTTATGGTA